AAAAAATGAGGCATATGAATTACGACAAGTTCAAAAATGAGTACAAGACATTTGAACTATATAACAAGTGGAAGGAGTATGAGTTTGAGGAAGATGATTTTGAATCAATCGACCATGATGAAATTAAAGGCTTACCTGAAATCCTTGGACGTCGTAAAGATGTAATTGATATCAACAGGAATTGGTATGGTTCAAAAGATATGGTCAACAGCCCTGCTCACTACACACGTGGTAGTCAGGAAGTTATTGAAATCATTGAGCAGGTAATCAGTGATGCACCTGGTACAACTGAAGGATACTTACAAGGACAAGCTCTGAAGTATCTCCTTCGTGTCTGGCTTAAGGACAATGCCAAGCAAGACTGTCAGAAAGCAGTGTGGTATTTAAATCGACTGATTAATAAACTCGACTGACATATGGCCGGCGTAAGCCGGCTAACATCTTTGGAAGTAAAGGTTTCCGTCAGCATGTGACAGTGATTCAAATTCTTGAATATGCGGAGAAATTTTTTCTAACACATTTTTGGTGTCTATAGAGGCGTGTTTGAATGTACAGGCATAACCTTCAGAGAAAGGAATGTGCTGATGTACGGGTATGTACCACATGACAGGGATAAGGCAGTCCCAAGGCTCAAGCCCTTGAGATGCCCAACAGTTCAGCTCTTCTAATCGTGCCGCTGTTTTGATGATGTGTGCTTCATGTGCTTCAGTTTCTGGTAAAAACAGTTCGTTATAAGGTGAAATGAGTGCGTGCCTCCACATGATAGTCCCATCTCTGTGAATTAGCCTACAAGGATGCACACGGTTACCAGATGGCAAATCATACAGAGCATTAGGGGAGAGCTGTTTAACCATCAGACATTGCCCTTGCGCTCATTGTAGTAATCAAGGTCACGCTGCCATGAATCACCAGTGAATTCATTGAGGCAAACACGACCGATATCACGAAAGCTGTTGTAGAACAGTGAGACCTTATCAACAGACGTGATTGCTACATCAACAGGTGGACCATAGATAATGATGTTCCAAGTGGACGGAGACACAGGTTCAAACCCTTTAGCTGTGGCTCGCAGTTGTTTGACACGTTTAAATGGAATACAGAAAGGATAGTCAAGTAAAACTGGAGCAGCTCGCATAATCTCAGAAGCATTCGTAAAGAATACAAAGCTATTGATATGGTGATTACGATACTCGTTAATTGTTTTGTTAAGCCATATACGTGTCGCTCTTACAGCACCCTTAGGTGCAAGGAAAACATTGCCATGCCAATGTTCTTGCAAAGGATTAGCTTCAACAGACGGTACAGAAGTAGCGTCTACTAATACCTGCTGCACTGGGTCAGAAGTGGGGTCAAAGTCAATTGAACCCATGACAGTTCGAGCACGCTCAATGATTTGAGGGGTGGGATATAACGGCAGCTTAAGTCCAGAAGCTTTTAGCTTATCCGCTAAATTCTGCTGTGACCGCTCGGAGGCTTTCTTGGCCCCCGCCTGCTTCGAGACTAAATGTTCTTGTTCCAGCATCACTGATCAATGTAATTAATACGTTTTTAGACCAGTCATTCTCGTCAATTTCTTCAATCAATGAGCGTAGGAAATCCACAATCTCAGAATCTTCTTCACGTTCAGCTTGCACTAAGTCAAACTCAACATCATGGCCAGACATATAAGTAGTGGAGTCGTTAACGAGATTGATAACAAGGGAGCCTGCTCCTTTATCTTCAACGCCGTTCATTGCAACATTGATTAAGTCGGTAAGGATGAGCTCAGCAGTAGCAGCTAAGAACTTTTGCTCGTTCTGTTTATCTTCGCCAAATTTATCTGACTGAAGGAGTTGCTGAAGTAAGTCTGTGCGTCTTGACATAATTGAATGACTCTTTAATAAGGATAAGTAATTTAAAATTCATTTGTGGGTTTTTCATCATTCTCCTCGTTATCAGTAGGAGCACGGAATAAACCTGGGTCGTTAGGTTCTGTTTGTGAGATATGTTTACCAGCTAACATGTCAGTCATCACAGCTTCAAACCTGTCGCCAAACTTTGTGTCTGGATTAAGCAGGAGTGCTGCTCGTGCTTCAATCTCAGCAGTTTCATCTAGCTTCTGTTCGGCTTTGATTGCTTCTTCAATCGCATACTCAGCAACCTGTTGGCGCAGAGTGTGTAGTTGACAGGCAAGCTCGAAGGAATCCATGTAGCTGTCTTGGTCTACAAAGACACCGACGTGTTGAGGAATCAGGTGGAAAGGATTGCAGCAATACTTCTCACCACATGTAGTCTTCACTCCAGTGAAACCGAGGTCACCCCAGGTGAACCACATAGCTACACGTTGTGGATGATGCTGTGTAGAAGTAGAGATACCTGAGCGACGCCATGCAAACTGAGGTTGCTTGGTACGAGGATTGACAACACCATTCCACATCCAGCACTCATCAGGCTGACCAATATCAACCTGTGACCAGAACTTTAATGCTTTACTTCTATACTTTTTAAGTAGTCGGTCAATGTCAAAGGAAAGCATTCCTTCACGAGCAGAAGATACGCAACGAACGCAAGCTTGATGACTGTCATATCGCATTGAATGCGAACTAAAGCGACCAAGTGAATGACCGCTATAGATACACAGCTCACCTTCTTCAGCAGTGTTTGACATCTGCATGTGACGTCTGCCATATGCATGACCGCCAACACGTTTATTGGGTTGCGCTTCAGCCATATCAGAATCGTTTCTCAGTGTTTACATAATTACCGCCCAACGCTGGATACTGTTCTTCAGTTGGCAATGCAGTCAACTGATGATTAATCATGTATTCATAGCGAGTGCTATTCTCATACTTTATACGAACTAACTTAGCTCTGGGGGTATAATACTCAGGCTTACCTACAACTAAGGCAGTTAAGTCATTAGAAGCCACGCGAACGCGAAGCCCAAGTTGGATATCAGATGATTTCATTGTAAAAAATATATTGTTTAGAAGTCGTTGAGAATGTGGTCCTCAGTTAATGGGTCGTCAGTAGGACGAATCCATAGGCGTACAGATTTAACCTTGTTAGTAACAGGGTCTTTGCGTGAGGTATTAAGTCGACGCCAGCCGAGTGTTTGTAAGACATCAGCAACACGTCGTGCCTCACGTCTGCCTTGTTGCCTTGGGTCAAGGTCAAGCGCTTTGGTTAGAACTTCAGCAGCTGTAACCTCTTCCTTAAGACTGACGTAGTGACTAATCTTCTCCATCCAAGGGTCAGGGTCGCCGAACTCTTGAATGTATTCAGCAATCTGTGCAATCTCACCACTGTTGAATTCATATGATTCACCTGCGCGGTAGGCCTGAACAGCAGATGCCCAAAGGGAATCGCGCTCTTCACTGATTTGCTTCCAAGGAATAAGGAAGTTACTGCCAATCTCAAGAGGCACAAAGCGTCTGTTGCCTGTGCTATCTACAAGGAACTGGTTACGATTAGTCGTGCCAATCATAACAAAGCGACGGAGTAGTCGCTCAGGAAGGCTAGCATATGGTCGCCTAACTTCATCACAACGTGTTGTAATTAAGTTCTTAAAGTTCTCGATGTTACGAGACTGGAAGAAGTGGTCAATTTCAGGCAGCTCAAGGAGCCAGGCAACGTGCAATCTGTATTGCTCTTTCATCAATGTCTCTAGTGGTGTAGAGACTTCAGCGAATAGCTTCTCAGGAACAAGGCTACGACTAAACATAGACTTACCAACACCTTGTGCACCAACCAGAATTGGTAGCCAAGACATCGAACAGCCTGGTTTATAAGCACGAGCAACAGCACCAATCATCATGCGCTGCATAGCTAGCGTTGCAAGTTGGTGCTTGTTACCTAGGAAGACTTCGCCAATGCGTTCCCAATCTTTGTGAGGGATAGCGTGTGCTGAGCAGGAATCAAGGTAACGTCTGATAGGACAATACTTATTTTTACCAGCTGCATACTGAATAGCAGACTTAATGCGCTGCTCAGGAATGAAGACACCGTGCTCGCATGCAAGCTTGGTTGTCATCAAGTCAAGGTCATTACCTTCAAGCTCAATGGTTCTACCTTGAGTGTTGTCGTATTCAATGGCAGACGTCAGTTCATTCTTACGTAAGCCACTCAGTATCTCTTTGACTTGAGTAACATCACCCTCACGTTCCTTAGCAGCATCACTGCTGGAACGTTTAGGTCTGCCCTTAGTTCTCTTAGCTTGAGAAGCATCAGGGACTGGTTCGAATTCAGGATCCAATTTCACCTCCAGGTTATTAATTACGTCATCAAAGTTTGGTAGAGCATCGAATTCGATGTAACCTACCGCCGAACCTACAGCACCAAAGCGTAACTCTGGTGGCAATTGTGATGCCCAATTACTATTCTGTCGCTTGGCCAGTGAGTATAACTTAGCAGGTCCACTATGGTTACCGAGACCACGCCATTTAAATGGCTGAATGTTCTCAGGTTTTTCGCCATGGTGACCACGTAATACCCAGTCAACCCATGCATCAAACACAGGTTGACCAATTGCTGCACAGGCAGCCATGACAGGCACGTAGCGTGATTCATACTCCTCATCTTCAGAGGGAAGCAAGAAGTTTTTGAGTAGCCAGATGCAACGCTTGACATCCATTTCAGTGACATCAGACGCTACGAAATCTGTAGGGTCGTCATAGTCAATGTCAGTGAGCAAGAACTCAGGGACAAGAGCACCTTCATTAGTCATCCAGTCAGCATTGGTGTTTCCGTACCAAAGACGCTCTGGCTTTTGGCCACAGTTATCTTTGATAGTTTCAATACCAAGGTCAGCAAATAGTCTGTTGACTACAAGCCAATAAGCACCGCGATGCTGTGACGTGGACTGCAGCTGCATACCTAACGGAAACAAAGCACGGAACCTGTGCTCGGATTCGGTATGGCTAGCAGTGGTGTAGGTAGCGACACACCAGTTACGAGCCGTATCTGTATTCCAGAAATCATCGAGGGTAGTGTCCCCATCAATGTCAACGACAACTAAGTTGCTGCCTGATGCATTATCTACTCGTCTGTGCCGGCCAACAAAATGGGTAGCACACCAGCCATAGCCAGCCTCTACCCATCCTCGTAGCCATGTGAGACTTTCTTCAATGTTTAACCAACCATGTGCTGGTTGCTTTTCTTTGTTGCGGCAGTCTTTATGAACTGCAATCCGCAGCTTCATTATTATCATCCTCAGGGTAAAGTTCGTGGAACATCTTCGCTCTCTTCAAGAAACGAGATTCATATAGCTCAAGCTGATCCCCATCAATGAAGATTGCTTGAGTAGTCTCTTCAGTAGCTACAAGAATAAGAGCTACATCACAGAGAAAACCAACACGTTCGTTCAAAGCGTATCGATAGGCAGCCATTTGCTGCGCACACTTTTGAAACTTACGCCAACCGCCATAGCCAACACGGTCACCCCTGTCAGGTGAGAAGGCAGAGTAAGGACCATTGCTTGTCTTGAAGTCAGCAATGACTTTTACGCCACCGATTTCTCCGATGAGGTCAGGGCATCCAGCAAATAGATGTTCTGTACTCCAGACATATGCAACTTCTTTATCATCACTACGTAAGTTATTCCAGTCAGGACGAAGCGGACGCTCTGACCAATGAATTGTATCAAACCAATCGAGATATGGGGATAATCCATTCCAGAATGGTTGATATTCTTCAGGAACACCTGGGTCTAACCCACGCAGGTAGTTCTCACAAGCAAGGTGAATAGCAGTGCCGCGTGTAGCAGCAGCTTCTAGTGCACCTGGGTTCTTATCTTGCCACTGACGTAAGCCTGCTTTAGATTTTTCGCTTTCAGTACCGGAGAGGACCGTCGTAACTGACGGCATATATAGACCGGAGCAGAGATATTTACGGTGCCCTGCAGATGTTTGTATACGATAAGGCTTATCATTTGTTGTGGAAGATGTCATCAATAATCTGCGTCTTGTTCTACGCTCTGTGAGAATGCTTGGCTATAAGTTGAGCCTTGGCCAACTGCCGGCCCTGGCGCATTAGTCTGGGCTGATGGTTGAAACATTTGGTACAGAGTTCCAACGGCTTGACCGACTGCGTCAACAACATTTGAATTAGCGTCAACTTGTTGCTTCAGTTGTGCAACTTCTTGCCGCAATGCAATGATGTGATCCATCAAAGAAGGTGGCTTAAGCATTGGAGCTTGAGCTACAACAGGCGCAGGTGGTGTAGGTGCAGCAGGTGCATTACCTGGTGCTTGTCCTGCCATGATTTGTGCAAGACGTTCCTGCATCTCAGGAGTCAGGTTCTGTAATGCATTTGGTTGAATTGGTTGAGACATAATTAAAACTCGGTATTATCTTGTTCGGGTGCTGCTGTAGCAACTGTTGGCGCAACTACAGAGCCTCGCTTATCCTGTCCGCCAGCAGGGAGACCTTTTTCGTCAGTTGCACGTCCGTCAAAAGGATCCTTTCCTTCAAAGAAGTTGGGAAGCCAAATACTATCTCGTGAGGTCTTCCATTCTTTAATAACTTTTTCCGGTACTTTACGTACCTTCGGAAGGATTGAATATGAAGTTTCCAGCCCAGTTCCCTTACGGCTGATTTTAATCGAAAAGTTTGCCAGACCTTCGTCTGTCCAAGTGTAGTCTTCAATCTCTTGAAGGACTTCGGTAATTTGATCACGGATAGATTTCTGCTCAATAAATAAAACTTCTAGTCGTCCACGTGCTGCTGATGTAGCAACCCAAGCTAGGAACCGACGCGGCTTGACGTAGCTTCCGTCAATTTTGGGTCTATCTGGTT